TGAAGATAAAATTTACGAAAGAGATATCGTATTGAGTTACGAAAAAAGTTTTATAGAGGATGAGCACTAAGAATAAAATAATGGAACTAATGAAAGAGGGTTTTAAACTTAACACTCTTAAAAAATTAGATGAGAAACAAATTAACGTCTTACATAAGAAAATTGTGTCAGAACAAAGTGCATTGGAAAAATCTCAAGCTATAGCCAATAATGTAAATGCTGCTAAAAAAGGTTTAGAGGATATGAACGAACTAATGGAAGATGGTGAACTAAATGAATGGGGTTCGTCTGACCAAAATATTATGAATGATTCTATTCACCGTGATTTAGGTGAACCTGAAGAAATGCCAAGTCCATTTTCACGTGAATTAGAGTCTGCGGCTGAAGACGCTGTTGATTTCTATTGGGATGATTGGGAAGAATATGAAACTGACCGAGATGGTCTTATCGATGACGCTAAAAGAAGATATCTTAGAAGTTACTTTCCTGAACAATTTAATGCGTTAGTTAGAATGTTTGAACCTGTTAAAGAAGTTGACCCTTATGATGTTGATATCGATTTAGATGGTGAATTGGGTGAAGGTCAATCCACTAATGCTTTAGACAAAATGGCAGGTCTCGACCCTTATGCTGGAAATAGTATGGGAAACAATCGTGGCCCGTCTAGTAACGATGGTGATAATAATGCCGATGATGGTATGGGTATTTTTGAAGGTAAAAAGAAACCTGTTAAGATGAAAACACCTATTACTACTTTAGGTATGTTTGAAGGTGAAACATCCGAAGAATTTAAATCTAAAGCCCAACAGGGTTACTTTTTTGCAAAATGTGAAAAAGAAGGTCCTAAATCTAAATGGTGTAAGTGGGCTCGTGAATATGCAGATGAAACGAAAGATTTTAGTGAACTACCTAATAAAGTCGAAACCAATGAAGGTACAAAGTGCTGGAAGGGTTACGAAAAGAAAGGTATGAAAACTATGTTTGGTAAAAGAGTACCTAACTGTGTTAAGAAAGAAAGTACTGAAGATAAAGTTAGACAAATCGAAGAAAGTATTGTATCTTTGATTAAGAATTACAAGAAACCTACTATGAGTAAGAAAGATTTGTTAAATATATTAGAGAATAGTCCAGGTACTAAGGAAGCACCTGTAAAAACACCTACACGTACTAGACCTGATAGAAAGACACCTTATAAACCAAAACATAGACCAGCTCCAAAAGCTGAAATCCCTGATTTCCTTAAGTTTAATAATTTAAATATTACGTTTAGAGATGAGAAAGAATATTAAAGAACAAATAGAATACGATGGACCTGAAAGAATGGACCCAAGTATTCAGTCAAAATTAGAAAAAGGTGAAACACCCATGTCAGATAATCCTGCATTACCACGTAAGGATGATGATGAAATGGACAACTCTTTTGAACAACTTATCGCTTCTAAAAGATTTAAGGACGTAGTAGATAAAGTAAAAAGATATACAGGTGTTGAAAGGGTAACTCAAAATGAGTTGATGAATCTTCAGATGATGATGATGCAAGCCGTTCAAAAAGTTAAACAAATAGAATCTAATAACGAAGGTTATTTGGAACAATTGGCGGTTGATTTAGTAAAGAAAGAATTATCGTTACCTGATGATGCATTCCAATACGATGTTGAATTGACTTCTATGCCAGGACAGATAGATATGTCAGGTATGAAACAAGACTCTGAAGAACCTGAAGATGAAGATGTGGTTGAACAATTTGGTGTTTCTGAAGATGAAGCTGAAGACGACTTAGAAAACTTCATGGCTGCATTTGAAAAGTTTGACTTAGAAAAAGCAAAGAGACGTTTTATTAATTCACTAATTCAAGGTGCATCTAAAAAGGGTCACTACATGTTCCACTTGGTTGAAGAGCAGCTTAATACTATTAATCCTGAGTTATTAAACTTATATGGAGTGTTAATGTCAATCAACGATTTATTGTATTGGATTTTACCTGACCAAATGGTTATGAATGCAGCTGCTTCAGGACAAGGTATGGAAGGTAAAGAAGAAGTTGATGATTCTACTGACCCACCAACAATTAAAGCCAAGGGACTTTTCTTCCCTATTTTGGTACATGAAATTATTAAAGGTGTATACGAGGTAATGGGAACGCAAGGTTTACCTGACGACCCTAAAGCTGCTGAAATGGTAATGGCTTCACAAGATACCTTACCTTATGAAATTTGGGACTTACGTTTAGGTCCTGTTATTTGGGAGAAGTTTACACAATCATATCCTGACAAATTATATGAAGATGATATGAGGGAGATTCAGAATTACTTATTCTCAAGATTCTCAGCATTGACTACTGAAGAGTTCTTTGAGGTGGCTAAGATGATTTTATCTGGTTCTGAAGAAGGTAAGAAGATTGTCTCTAATATGGTTGACGAAATTATTGAAGAATTACAATCTCAAGACTATGAAGATGCTATGTCACAGTATGATGACGATGATGAAGATGATGACGAAGGTCTTGCAGGTTTCTTGGGTGATTTAGGTATTTCTTTATCATAAAATAGAATTATTATGTATAGATGGGTTTATCACGTGAACAAGCTTTATTGGAATATGCCAAATGTGTAAAGGATACACCTTATGCATTAAAAACCTATCTACAAACTTACGATAATACTCAATCACAATATGTTCCTTTGGAACTATTCCCCGACCAAGTCCACTTAATTAATGACTATGATACTTACGAGGAAAATATTGCCTTAAAGTATCGTCAAGCGGGTGTATCAACGGTTACCGCTGCATGGTCTTCTAAAAAGTTGGTAACTGCCTCTAAAAAGAAACCTGAAAAAATTCTAATTATTGCGAACAAATTGGATACCTCTATGGAGTTTGCAAATAAGGTAAGGTCTTTTGTTGACCAGTGGCCTTCATGGTTTGGTATTACGTTCTCTGCTGAGAAAAATTCACAAAGACACTTTAAATTATCAAATGGTTGTGAGGTTAAGGCAGTTGCAACATCAAAGGATGCCTTACGTGGTTATACACCTACGATACTTATTTTTGATGAGGCCGCGTTTATCGATGCGGATGATGACTTCTGGTCTGCGTGTATGGCCTCGTTATCTACGGGTGGTAAAGTAATTGTTATTTCAACACCTAACGGATTTGACCCTATCTATTATACTATCTACGACCAAGCCTTAAGAGGTATGAACGATTTTAGAATAACAGAGATGTTCTGGTATCGTGACCCTCGTTATGCAAGTGACTTGAAATTAATCAAGTGTAAAGACATAGTTCATTATTTACTAAACCGTGAGGATTATAAAGATGATGAGATTACTTTAGATTATTCACAGATTAATCCTCGTGAAAGGGACTATGAAGAAATTAAAGAAAAATTATTAGATGGATACAAAGCATATTCTTCTTGGTTTGAAGGAATGGCTAAAAAGCTCAAATTCGACAGAAGAAAAATCGCACAGGAATTGGAATGTAACTTCCTTGGTTCAGGGGATAACGTCATTCCGAATGAAACAATCGAACTCATCAAAGAAAAATATATAAGAGAACCTGAAAATAAATTTATGGGTGGTGCTTTATGGCAATGGAAAGAACCGATACAAGGTCACAAATACATTATGGGTATTGACGTATCTCGTGGTGATAGTGAGGATTTCACAACATTTAGTGTTATTGATTTTGATGAAAGAGAACAGGTAATGGAGTACTTAGGTAAGGTACCACCAGATGTTGCGGCTGAAATTGCATTTAAGTGGGCAACCATGTATAACGCATTTATTGTTATTGATATCACAGGTGGTATGGGAGTGTCAACATCAAGAAAACTTCAAGAATTAGGTTATAAGAATTTATATGTTGAAGGTGTAAATGCTGCTGATAAATGGAAATATAACCCTAAACTACAAGAGAAGATACCTGGTCTTAATTTTAATAGTAAGCGTGTACAAATTATCGCCTCTTTTGAGGAGTCGTTGAGACACAACTTTGCAATTAGGTCCACAAGATTGTTAAATGAGTTGGGTACATTCGTTTATGTTAACGGTAGACCTGACCACCAAAAAGGTCAACATGATGACCTTATTATGGCAATTGCCATGGCTATTTATGTGGGTGAAAATTCATTTACACAGTTAGAAAAAGTTACTGAACAGACTAAAGCAATGATGGAAAGTTGGATGGTTAATGAGACGCCAGTTAAGAATACGTCAAAAGACTTCAACCCTGGATTACCTGTAATACCTGGTGGGATGAATCAATATAGACATAATAGGGAAGCATCAAAGCAAGACTACCAAAACAATTCATGGTTATTTGGAAGATTTTAAATCTTTAGTTTAATTCAAATAAACCTACTATTTATGTAAAAAAGAGGCATGGCAGAAAATTATACAATATGGCAACGACTTACTAAGGTATTTGGTCCTGATTCGACATTAGACCAACAAGCACCTGTATTTAAGTTTGATAAGAAGGAACTTCTAAAAACGCCAAACAAACAAGAGTATGAGAGAGAAAAGTTACAAGCTCAACAAACTCTATATTTAGGACAACAATGGCAAAAGATTGAAAATAATCTTTATACTCAAGCGGTTTATTACGAACCAACTCGTTTAGCTTCTTTTTACGATTACGAGAGTATGGAGTATACTCCTGAAATTTCTGCCGCACTTGACATTTATGCTGAAGAATCAACAACAACAAATGAAGATGGATACATATTACAAATTTACTCTGAAAGTAAACGAATTAAGTCAGTACTGGCTGACCTCTTTAACAATAGACTCGATATCAGTACTAATCTTCCTATGTGGACACGAAATACGTGTAAATACGGGGATAACTTTGTTTACTTAAAGTTAGACCCTGAAAAAGGTGTAGTAGGTGCACAACAGTTACCTAACATTGAAATTACCCGTCAAGAAAGAGGTATGAAGATTAAACCAGAAAGAAACTCATCTGACACAGATAACGATGCTTTAAAGTTCTTATGGCAAAATAAAGATATGACCTTTAATACATGGGAGATGGCTCACTTTAGATTATTAGGTGATGACCGTAAACTTCCTTATGGTACGTCAATGTTAGAAAAAGGTAGAAGAATTTGGAAACAACTTATTTTATCTGAAGACGCAATGTTAATCTATAGAACATCAAGAGCACCTGAAAGAAGGGTGTTTAAAGTCTTTGTTGGAAATATGGATGATAAAGATGTTGAACCGTATGTACAAAGAGTTGCCAACAAGTTCAAACGTGACCAAATCGCTGACCCGAATAATGGTAACGTGGACTTGAGATATAATCAGATGGCGGTAGACCAAGATTATTTTATTCCTGTTCGTGACCCTAACGCTCCGAACCCTATTGACACCTTACCAGGTGCTCAGAACCTATCAGAGATTGCGGATATTGAATATATCCAAAAGAAACTATTAACTGCACTTCGTGTACCTAAGGCATTCTTAGGTTTTGAAGAAGTTGTTGGTGATGGTAAAAACTTGGCGTTACAGGATATTAGATTTGCAAGAACTATCAATAGAATTCAAAAATCTATGATTCAGGAATTAAATAAAATTGCAATTATTCACCTTTACTTATTAGGTTTTGAGGATGAGTTGAATAACTTTACATTAGGACTTACCAACCCATCAACTCAAGCTGACCTTCTTAAAGTAGAGCAATGGCAGACTAAGATTCAGTTATATAGAGATGCAGTATCTGACCCAGGTAACGGTATTCAACCAGTATCTTCTTCATGGGCTAAGAAACATATTCTTGGATTCTCAGACGAGGAAATCAAACTTGACTTACAACAACAACGTATTGAAAAGGCTGTTGGTGGTGAACTTGAAAAAACTGCTGAGGTTATCAGTAGTACAGGTATATTTGCAAATATCGATAAGTTATATGGTAATAAACCTGGTGAGGGTGGTGCCCCTGAAGGTGAAACTACTGAACCTGCAGATACAGGATTCGGTGGTGGTGGTGACTTCGGAGGTGGAGACTTAGGTGGTGGAGACTTAGGTGGTGACCTCGGAGGAGATTTAGGTGGTGATATCGGTGGAGCACCTGAAGGTGATACTGGTGGAGACACAGGTGGAGATACAGGTGGAGAAATAACTCCTGAAAGTGTGAAGGAAAAAGACCTTAACATTCTTTTAGAAGATGATATGATTACAGGTAAATCTGAGTTAGACTTATCTAAAGGACGTAAATCTTTAGGTGAAATCGAAGACAAATTAAGAACATTACTAGATGAGTAATATTTATAATAAAAAACATTATGAATAAGTTTGGTCAAATAAAATCTAATATTGAGTCTTTAATGACAGAATCATATGGTAAATCATCATTCAAGACTAATATGAAATCATTCAAGAAAAACATTCTTGAAAACAAAAAAATTGCCGAAGCATATTTTCTTTATGACGAACTTTCAAAAAACAAAGGATTATCAAAAGATATAGTTGATGATTATGTAAATGAAAGTATCGAAACTATCAAATCAGTTATTACTTCTGA